CCGCCGGAGCGGTCTCAATGACCGCCGGAGCGGTCTCAATGACCGCCGGAGCGGTCGCCTTTTCAGACTTAGACATTACTGATTCCTCACTCATTCGCGGTAAGCGCCGCGCCGCTTCCCCTACTGGGGAGCCGCTAGATTACCACCGTCACCTAGGATTGCAATAGGTGATGCAATCTTTTTTCGAAGATTTTTTTAGTGCGTTAGCAGGCTAACGCGCCTGTTTTTTGTCGCAATCGCGGCGCAATCGCGACCGATTCTAAGGCGCTCTGCGCGGCGCGCCGCGCCGCCTATGTCATGGCATGGGCAAAAATAAAAACCGCTCATTCGGCTTCTCGCGCGGTCGATCCGCCGGACCCACCGGACCCACACCCCCCGATTTTTGCGTTGGAGTCCCGTAGCCGAGCCGCCGCTTGAATTCACACAAACAACGCCCTCTTTTTTCAAACTTCGTGGATGAGGCCCTCTTTTTTCAAACTTCGTCCGTTTACCCCCCTCGTACTCTCATTTTTGTGACCCGTTTCACGTTTATTTTGGGGCCATTACCCATCATCTAGGACTCTATTAGGAAACACCCCCCTTGATGGAACCTTAAGGTTCCCGTATAAGTCCCATATATCTTGGGGAGACCCATGCACATGTTGATTGACTGCGAACCGACCATTGAGTCAGACATCCCATTACCGAAGCGAGCAGCGGATGCCATGCCCGAGTTGAGTCCCGAAGAGGAACTCAACATGCGGGCGCGAACGATTAAACTCCTAGCCGATCTCAACGGGTCAGCGCTCTCTCCGGATGCCACTCATATAAAAGAGGCGGAGTCTTTGGCCCGTCAGATGATGACGGACCCGTCCGCTCGGCCCCAGTACGCCAAGTACCCGAACGAGACGATGGCTTATTTGGCGGGGATGATCGCCCAAACCAACTGCATGCTGGTCAACGAACTGTCTGACCTGAAACTCTACGTGGTCAACAAGTTGGTCTATGAGGTAGAACACGCACAGACGACGAAAGATCGTTTGACCGCCCTCAGAAGTTTGGGTGAGATCGACGGTGTCGACGCCTTTAAGAAGCGTTCAGAGACCACCGTGCTGGTAAAGCCCTTGGAAGAGGTCGAGAAAGAACTCCTCAGCGTACTCGACAACATCGAATACACAGTTTTGGACTCCAACGAGAATGCAAATGCTGTCGATGAGGTCGACGAAGAAGTTGTAGACGACGATGGCATAGAAGACAGCCCAGATGAAGCCTAACGCTTCGGCAATATTGGCCCCGGGCTTGTCAGCATCGGACATCGCGAGGCTCCGTGCGGCCCTTCCGACCATGCCGGAGGCACAAAAGCGCAAAACGGCAGAGTTGTTGGTCAAGTATTACAAAGAAAAAGTCAAAAAAGTCGGAAAAGACGATTTTTTATCTTTTATCAAGCACGTTTACCCCGGTTACAAAGTCGGTCCGCACCATTATCGGCTTGCCAAGATCTTTGAAGACGTTGCCGCAGGGCAGAAAAAACGTGTGATCGTTAATATTGCCCCCCGTCATGGCAAGTCGGAGATGATTTCCTACCTTGCACCGGCATGGTTCTTGGGGAAATACCCCCAGAAAAAGGTCATCATGGCCTCTCACACTGCCGATTTGGCGGTCAATTTCGGTCGTCGGGTGCGAAATCTGGTCGGTTCCGACCTCTATAAAGACATTTTTCCGCAGGTGGAACTGCAAGCCGACAGTAAGTCGGCCTCGCGATGGGGGACGAACTTCAATGGAGAGTATTTCGCTATCGGTGTGGGCGGCGCTCTCGCTGGTCGGGGTGCTGATCTATTCATTATTGACGATCCGCACTCTGAACAGGATGCAAAACAAGGGTTGCCCCATGTGTTTGAACCGGCGTGGGAGTGGTTCCAGTCGGGTCCAATCCAACGTCTGATGCCCGGAGGCGCGATCATCGTCGTCATGACGCGGTGGTCGAAGGCGGATCTCACGGGGCAGATCATTGACCACATGGTCAAGAACGAGGACTCGGCGGAGTGGGAGGTGGTCGAGTTCCCCGCCATCCTGAACGATCAGCCGCTCTGGCCCGAGTTCTGGCCCTTGGAGGAGTTGCTCGCCAAGAAGGCCGACATGGACGTGCGGTACTGGCAAGCCCAGTACATGCAGCAGCCGACGTCCGAAGAGGGCGCGTTACTTAAAAGAGAGTGGTGGCAGATCTGGGAGGCGGAGTCCCCGCCCCAGTGCGAGTTCATCATCATGAGCCTCGACGCGGCCCAAGAGGCTAATAACCGAGCCGACTACAACGCGTTAACGGTCTGGGGCGTGTTCTTCAACGAAGAAACCAAGTCACGTAACATTATTCTACTCAATGCCATCAAGGAACGTCTAGAATTCCCCGAGTTGAAGGCGATGGTCTTAGAGCAGTACAACGAATGGAAGCCCGACTCTTTCATCGTTGAGAAGAAGTCTAACGGAGCGGCACTCTACCAAGAGATGCGCCGGATGGGCGTTCCACTCAGCGAGTTCACCCCCGGCAAGGGGCAGGACAAGATCAGCCGAGTCAACTCGGTGACGGACTTGTTCTCCTCGGGGATGGTGTGGGCACCCGACCGTCGTTGGGCGTTTGAGGTCATTGAAGAGTGTAACGACTTCCCGGCAGGGCGCAACGATGACTTGGTTGATAGTACCTCTCTTGCTCTTATGCGTTTTCGGCAGGGTGGCTTTATACGTCTACCTTCTGATGAGCCAGAGCCGATCCAATTATTCCGATCCCGCCGACGCGGAGGATATTACTAAATGAGTATCGACAAGTCCCTGTACGCCGCCCCGCAGGGGCTTGGCGCATTGGATCAAGACCCGATCAGCGTAGAGATCGTGGACCCAGAAGAAGTGCATATCAAAGGCCCCGGCTTTGAGATGCACATGGAGCATGGCAACGAAACGGAGTTCGATGTCAACCTTGCCGAGTTGATGCCCGAGAATCAACTCATGTCGCTCGCCTACGACCTGTTGGGCGATGTCGAGGACGACATGTCGAGCCGCAAGGATTGGCTCGACACCTATGTCAAAGGTCTTCAACTCTTAGGTCTCAAGTACGAAGAACGGACGGAGCCGTGGCCCGGAGCGTGTGGCGTCTACCACCCGCTTTTGATGGAGGCGGCGGTCAAGTTCCAGTCCGAGACCATCATGGAGACCTTCCCGTCGGCGGGGCCGGTGCGCACCGTGATCATCGGCAAGGAGACGCCGGACAAGAAAGACGCTGCCGCGCGTGTCGAAGCGGACATGAACTTTGAGATGACCGAGATCATGCAGGAGTACCGCCCTGAGCATGAGCGGGCGCTCCTGACGGTGGCTCTTGCGGGCAACGCCTTCAAGAAGATTTATTTCGACCCGTCAATGGGGCGGCAGGTGGCTCCCTTCATCGCGCCGGAGGACATCATCGTCCCCTACGGCGCTGCCAACATTGAGACGGCGGAGCGCATCACACACCGGATGCGGAAGACCAAAAACGAACTGCGCAAATTGCAGGTAGCAGGGTTCTACCGCGATGTAGATCTTGGGGATCCACTGCGCGTCATGGACGAAGTTGAAAAGCGTAAGGCCGAACAGCAAGGCTTCAGCGCTTCGATGGACGAGCGTTTTCAGATTCTTGAGATTCATTGCAATCTCGACCTTCCCGGTTATGAGGATGAAGATGCGGCTGGCCCCACGGGGATCAAACTTCCCTACGTGGTAACGGTCGAGAAAGGCACTTCAACAGTCCTCGCGATCCGTCGCAATTGGTTGGAGGAGGACAAACTCAAACTGCGTCGGCAGCATTTTACGCACTACGGTTACATTCCGGGTTTCGGCTTTTATTACTTTGGTCTTATTCATCTCATCGGCGGTCATAGCAAAGCAGCGACATCACTGATCCGGCAACTCATCGACGCCGGTACGCTGTCCAACCTCCCCGGTGGCCTCAAGTCCAAGGGACTGCGGGTCAAAGGCGATGACACTCCCATCGCTCCGGGCGAGTTTCGCGACGTGGACCTTCCCTCGGGTTCCATACGAGACAACATCCTCCCCCTTCCGTACAAGGAGCCGTCGCAGGTGCTTGCGGCGCTCATGGACAAGGTGGTTGACGATGCACGCCGGTTTGCAGGTTCGGCTGACCTGAACGTCAGCGATATGTCGGCACAAGCCCCGGTCGGTACGACCTTGGCAGTGCTTGAGCGGCAGTTGAAAGTGATGGGGGCCATTCAGGCTCGCATCCACTATACGATGAAGCAGGAGTTCAAACTTCTCGCGGCAATCATTAGAGACAACACGCCGGAGAAGTACGACTATGAACCTGAAACTGGAAGCCCTTCTGCAAAACGTTCAGATTACGATCATTGCGACGTTCTACCTGTCTCTGATCCTAATGCATCCACAATGGCGCAGCGTGTGGTGCAGTATCAAGCAGTTCTTCAACTCGCTCAAACAGCGCCTCAAATCTACAATTTGCCGTTTCTTCACAGGCAAATGATTGAGACCATCGGGGTCAAGAACGCCGCGAAGATTGTGCCCATGAAGGATGACATGCAGCCGGTCGATCCGGTGAGCGAGAACATGTTCATCCTCGTGGGCAAGCCGGTGAAGGCGTTCATGTATCAAGACCATGATGCTCATATCCAGACGCACATGGCGGCGATGCAGGATCCGTCGATGCAGAAGATCATCGGACAGAATCCGCAAGCGCAAGCGATCATGGCGGCGGGCGCTGCCCACTTGATGGAGCATGTGGCGTTCAAGTATCGCGCTGACCTTCAGAAACAGTTGGGCGCAGAACTGCCACCACCGCCAGACCTCGACAATGACATGGGCTATCTGCCACCACAGATTGAAGTCCAACTCTCGTCACTGGTAGCCCAAGCAGCGCAGCAGTTGCTCCAGAACAATCAGCAGCAAGCGGCACAGCAGCAAGCGCAGCAGCAGATGCAGGATCCGCTCATCCAGATGCAGCAGCAGGAACTCCAGATCAAACAGCAGGAGGTCCAGATCAAAGCGCAGATGGCACAGACCGAAGCGCAGGTTGCACAGCAGGAGATTCAACTCAAGCAGCAGCAAGCCCAACTTCAGGCGCAGTTGCAGCAAGCCGAGCAGCAGCGTAAGGCCAAGAAGGACATGTTGGACGCAGCGGGTCGCGCCGATGAGTTGAAGTTGAAGCAGTTGGAACTGCAAGTCACTCACGAGATGAGCGGGGCGAAACTGGGCGCGGACATCGCGCACAAGAAGCACACTCACATCGCACAGGTTGCTAATCAGGCTGATCAACACACGTTGAACGAATCCAAGCACGAGTTGGAGGGAGCCAAACTGGGCGCGGACTTAGCCCACAAAAAGGCTACGCACGTCGCTGACGTGGCGCACAAGTTAGACGAGCATGCCATTCGCCGCAAAGAAATTAAGAAGATGGCGGAAGGCGGCGAAGTGAAGTCGGGCAAATACGAAGAAGATCAGTCCGGTGAGGACAGTAGTGACGATGACGATGACGATAACGACTGAGGAGGTCGCAAATGCAGACAGATACCGCTGCGGAGTTTCTTGTCAGGAAAATCCGACAACAGCGCGAACGGATCGTGGAGAACATGACGCGAGGGATGGATTTTGAACCTTTTTATCACCGAGCCGTTGGGCAGGTGGAGGGTTTGGATTACGCCGTTGCGTTGATTAACGACACCGCAAAACGTGTCGCAAACGACGAGGAGTTGAATGACGATGAGTGACATCAACGTCGATAAGACGCTCTCTGAAGCAGAGCGCAAAGCCAAGCAGTTGCCGGACCCGTCAGGGTTCAAACTGCTGTGCATGGTGCCCAAGGTTGAAGAAGAGTTTGGCGGCACGGGGATCATCAAGTCTTCGGAGTCCGTCAAGGTCGAAGAACAGACCACCATCGTCCTGTTCGTGGCGAAGGTGGGGCCGGATGCCTACAAGGATCCGGTTCGATTCCCGTCGGGGCCGTGGTGCAAGGTGGGCGACTTCGTGGTCGTTCGGGCTTACAGCGGCACCCGCATCAAGATCCACGGAACAGAGTGGAGAATCATTAACGACGACACGGTGGACGGGACGGTCGAAGACCCCCGTGGCATCGGTCGCGCAGGATAAGGAGTAGTTATGGTTGAAGATAATAATGAGTTCAAGGTCGAGATAGAGGACGACGCCCCTGTCGAAGACCGTAACAAGGCCCCTATGCCCGAAGAACTCGTCAAGGAGTTGGAGAAGGACGACCTTGAGGAGTACTCCGAAAAGGTTCAGACCCGCATCAAGCAGATGAAGAAAGTCTTCCACGACGAGCGTCGGGCCAAAGAAGCCGCTGCTCGGGAACGTGAGGAGGCTCTCCGCTTTGCTCAACAGGCTTATGAAGAAAATAAGCAGTTGAAACAGCGACTTAGCGCGGGCGAGAAAATCTTCGCCAAAGAGACTACTAATGCAGCGACCATTGAGGTCAATGCGGCTAAGGCAGCGCTCAAGGCAGCGTACGAAACGGGTGATCCGGATCGGATTACTGAGGCTCAAGATGCACTGACGGATGCGAAACTCAAACTTCGCGATGTAGCGTCATTTAGACCCTCTTTACCTGATGATGAAAATGGTGTACAACACCACCAACAGAATCCTGTCCCAAATCACCAACCCGTCGTGGACCCAAAAGCCAAGACGTGGAAGGACAAAAATCCTTGGTTTGGGAAAGACGCGGAGATGACCGCCCTCGCACTGGGTCTGCATGAGAAACTGGTCCGTTCAGGAGTCGATCCGACAAGCGACGACTACTACGAACGAGTCGATAAGACGATGAAAAAACGCTTCCCTGAATACTTCAGTGAAGACGCAGATGATATCGAGGACCCCCCTCCTCGCAAGACCAGCACTGTTGTGGCTCCCGCTACACGGTCTTCTGCACCCCGACAGATCCGAATCACGGCCTCTCAGGCTGCAATTGCTAAACGATTAGGGATTAGTCCGGAACAGTACGCCCGTGAAGTCTTGAAACTGGAGAACCGCAATGGCTGAAAATCGTCTGACTCGTGAAATGGAAAATCGTGAAACGACCAAGCGCAAGATGGTTTGGCGTCCGGCGTCGATCCTCCCTGAACCTAACGCTGTCCCCGGCTGGAAATTTAAGTACATTCGTACGGCAGTAATGGGTCAGAACGATCCGACCAACGTTTCCACTATGTTCCGTGAAGGTTGGGAGCCTGTGAAGGCGACTGAAGTTCCGGAGATCATGCATCAGCGAGACAACAATCCCAACAGTCGGTATCCCGACTGCGTGGAGATTGGCGGTCTGTTGCTTTGCAAAGCCCCAGAAGAACTTGTCAATTCTCGTCGTGAACACTTCGAGGATCTGGCTCGCCGTCAACTGGAGGCCGTCGATAACAATATGTTGTCCCAGAAAGACCGTCGGTCGAACATGGACATGTTCACCGAAAAGAAATCTCAGGTCTCTTTCGGACGTGGCAAATAACTTTTAGGAGTCTTCAATGGCTTATCCTACTGTCTCAGCACCTTACGGCTTCAAGCCCGTAAACTTGCAGGGCGGTCGGGTCTTCTCGGGTTCGACCCGTATGATTCCGATCCCCACGGGTTATACAAATAACCTGTTCAATGGTGACCTTGTGGGTCTCAGCAACGGCTCGCTTGCCGTTACCGCCTACGGTCCCGCTTCTGGTGCGACGCCTGTGTCCGCAGCAGCGGCAGGTGCCGGTGTCGGCATTTTCGTTGGTTGTGAATACACCAACACGAGTTCGGCGGGCGCAGCCCAAGGTCCGATCTACGGTAAGAACCGTTACCAGTATTGGCAGGGCGGCACGTATGCGTCGGATGCCATCGGCTATGTGGTCGATGACCCGCTCGCGTATTTCCGCGTTGCGGTTCTTCAGCAGCCACAGGCCGGTGTGTCTAACGCTCCGGGTACGACGATTGGCTACATGTCGCAATCGTTCCTCGGTACGAACGCCTATGTCATCACCAACAGCATCCTTGGCGGCACCAACTCGGGTAATACCGCGACGGGTGACTCGGCAATGGGTGTGACGGGTACGGCTCCGGCGGCGGGTGCGAACGCGGGTAACGGTCGCAATACCTCGACCCTTCCGTTCCGCATCATTCAGTTGGTTCCGGATACGGCGGTTACGGTCACCACGACCAACGGCAGTACGGCACTTTCGTCTGCTACGACTTCCAGTTTGACGGTTTCGTCCGCTACCGGCATTCAGCCGGGAATGCAGATCTGGTTCAGTGGCTCGGCTGTTGCGGGCGCTCGTCAGGGCGACTTCAGTACGGTTACGGGTGTCAGCGGTACGACCGTTACCTTCACCGCGCCTCGCGGTACGGGTTCGGGCAGCACCATCGACTTCAGCGGTACCAACTTTGCGGCTGGCGGTACGGTTTACTTCATCGGTTATCCGGAAGTGATCGTTGGCTGGAACTTTGGTTATCAGTCGTACAACCTTGCCGCTGGCGTCTAAGGAGTAATTACAAATGGCAATTTCACGCGCACAACTCCTTAAGGAACTGCTCCCCGGCCTGAACGCTCTGTTCGGTCTTGAGTATGCTTCCTACGGTGAGGAGCATAAGGAACTGTTTGAGGTCGAGACCTCTGAGCGTTCGTTTGAAGAAGAGACGAAACTCTCGGGCTTCAACGCGGCTCCGGTGAAGAACGAAGGTCAGGCGATTGCGTACGACAACGCGCAGGAAGCATGGACCGCTCGTTACAACCACGAGACCATCGCTCTCGGCTTCTCCATCACTGAAGAAGCGATTGAAGATAACCTGTACGACTCGCTGTCGAAGCGTTACACCAAGGCACTCGCTCGTGCTATGGCGTACACCAAGCAGTACAAGGCGGCTTCGGTTATCAACAACGGCTTCTCCAGCCAGTACAACGGTGGCGATGGCGTCCCGCTGTTCTCGACGGCTCACCCGTTGGTTTCGGGTGCGACCAACAGCAACACGATCTCCACCTCGCCTGACCTGAACGAAACGTCGCTTGAAGCGATCACGATTCAGATCGCCGGTTGGACGGACGAGCGCGGTCTGTTGATCGCCGCGAAGCCGCGCAAGTTGGTGGTGCCGCCGAGCCAGATGTTCGTTGCCAAGCGTCTTCTCGACACGGAACTCCGTGTCGGCACGACCGATAACGACATCAACGCTCTGAAGTCGATGGGCACGATCTCGGAAGGCTTCAAGGTCAACCACTTCTTGACTGACACCCACGGCTACTACGTCCTCACCGACGTGCCGAACGGTCTGAAGATGTTTGAGCGTGTTTCGCTTCAGAACAGCATGGACGGTGACTTCGATACGGGCAACGTGCGGTACAAGAGCCGCGAACGTTACTCGTTCGGTTGGTCGGATCCGCTCGGCGTGTTCGGCGTGGCCTGATGACGAAGGGGGGCTTCAGCCCCCCTTTTTCTGGGATTAATGAGTTACGTAGACTGACCCAGCAGACGTTGCAGAGACTACGTAGCGATAGATGACCCCCTGCAAGGGGTAAGGAATGTATCATGGCACTTGCTACTCATCTTGGCCCGTGGCTCGTTGGCACGGTTAAGAATCCGTCGAACACTTCGACGACTGTTTCTTCGTCTCAGATCGGCACGTACCGCAATTGCGGCGCGACCGTTGCTGTTCAGACTTCCCCCGGTGGTCTCCTTTACACCACCACGTCGAATACGACGCTGACCTCCCCGGGTAACGTCGTTAATGCGGTAGGCGGCACGAGCAGCACCACACTGACGTTGACCGCTACTAACGCGAATATTGTTTCCGGTATGACGGTTGTTGGCCCCGGCATTGCTGCGGGTACGACGGTCACGTCGGTTTCGGGTACGGCGGTTACGCTGTCGGCTGCGGTCTCCTCGTCCGCGACCTCTCCGGCTCCGTTCCTGTTCTATGTTGCGACTGCGGGCTATAACAACAATCCGCTCGTGATCCCGGCGGGTTCGCTGATCACCAATATGTACGTCGACGTTCTGACTGCGTTCAATGCGACCGGTACGACTTCTACGACCGGCACGATCACGATCAGCCTGTTGAACAGCACGGCTACGTACACGTTGGCGACTTTGGTCTCCACGAGCACTACGTCGGGTTCGTTCGCTGTGGGTCGTTATGCTCTTGGTGCAGCGCAGACGGGCGCTACTGGTCCTACCATCAACTTCAACACGACTGCGATTGGTGCAATGCTCTTGACCAATATCAGTTCGGGTCAGAACACTCCGACGGACGGCATCATTCAGGTGAAGTACGGCGATGCGTCGACGGGTACATTGACCACGGCTACGACCGGTATGGCGTCTGTCACGATTGAATATGCTGTGCGTAATCCGGATGGCACGTACTTCCCGCAGTCGCCGAACCCTGCTTACACTAACGTGGTGTATTAATTCTCTGATTCATTAGGAGATTGGTATGCCAGCAGTAATTTACGACGCAGGTACACCGGGGTTTAACAACGGGACATCCAATGGTGGTGGCCCGTTGACTCCGAAGGGCCTGTTGAATGCGGGCTATGTGTTACAGGATCCTCGGGTCCGTGACACCAACGGTCGTCAGAAGATGTCTGTACACCAGAACATCTACGACGCCGACTTTGAATACGGCACGCAGCCCTTGCGTTGGGAGAACTTCACCTACTCGACAGCGAACACGGCGACGATTGTTCAGCAGCCGGGGCTTGGCGGCGTACAGATGCAGATCAGCACGGTGGGTGACATCACCATCCGTCAGTCGCGTCCGTATCATCGTTATCAGCCGGGAAAGTCGTTGTACATTGCGTCCAACGTCAATTTCGGTGGCCCCCAGTCGGGGCAGGTGCAACGTGTCGGCATCTTTGATGACGGCAACGGCATTTTCTTTGAACAGGGTGCGCCTTCGACGACTAATCCTTCGGGCATGTTCGTTGTTATTCGCTCTGACTCACAGTCGCCTACTGGCGGTGTGCCGGTCGACTCGCGTATCAGTTACGAAAACTGGAACGGCGATCCGAGCATCAAGAACACTCTTAACTGGAACAACGTTCAGATGTTGTGGTTGGAGTACTCTTGGTATGGCGCGGGTTGTTTACGTTGGGGCGTTTTGATCAACGGTGAACCGTATATTCTGCATCAATACGGCGCAGGTAACGGCACCAATCAGGCCCTAGGTACCGCCCAGATCCTTCCGTGGTCGCGTACGGGTAACCTCCCCGTTCGCTACGAGCAGCGTAATACATCTTCCAGTACGCCTACTGTGTTTAAGCACTTCGGCGTTTCCGTACTGGTCGAAGGCACGACTGACCGTCAGCGTGGCTTCACGTATTCGTACGGGTTGCCTTTGGCGAGTCCGGTAGTCACGGTTGCTGCGAATGCAGTTCGTTATCCGCTCCTGTCGTTCCGTATGCGAGCGATGGGACAGAGTTCGTATACGCAAGCCAACGGCGCTGTAACGACCAGTACGACAACTTCGTTGGTGGCTGCGGCGGGCACGTTTGGTTCAGGTACGGTCACTCCATTGTCGATCACGGGTAACGGTACGACGGCTACTGTCACCGTACCAAACAACTCGGCTATGCCCGCTGTGGGCAGTCAGTTGACGTTCGTGTCGGCTGCTACGCCTTCGGGCTTTAGCACGGGTGGTCCGTTCACGATTACGGCGGTTGGACAGAATACGATCTCGTACCTTAATTCAACTTCTGGTACCGCATCGGCTGTGGGTACGGTTTCGTACGTCGCGGGCCTTGCGGGTCGTATGCTGAACTATCAGCCCATCGTTGCAGGTACGGGAGGTCCGACGACGATTACGAGTATCACTCAGGCGTCTTCATCGTTCACGGGTAGTATCGCCGCCGGTTCGTCGAACTTGGTAGTGACGGGCGTTACCGGAACGATCTACCCCGGCATGCTGTTAGGCACCATTACTGGCGGTACGTTCGTAGCCAGTACTAAAGTCGTTATTGTGTCTCAAGTCTCCGGTACTCCCGGCGGTGCGGGCACATACACGATCAGTCAGGTGAATACCGGAGGAACGGCGGCGACTGTCGCGGCAGCGTCTGGCGGTGCGGCGACGGTAGTTACTGGCGCAGCGCATAACCTTACGACCTCTGATGTGGTCACGTTTGCTGGTCTTACGGCAGCATCTGGAACGATCAACGGTATTTACCCCGTTATTGCTGTACCGACAGGTACATCATTTGTGGTCAACATCGGCTACGGCAACGTTGTCGGTACGGTAACTGTGGGTACGGGCACTATTACGGCGCAGTACACGGCGCGTATCACGTCGAACACGTCCACGACGCTGACCATCCAAGATGTTGTGACGGGCTTGGCGCTGCCGTATGCACCGACGGCGGGTTGTAACTATACGGTTGGATTGATCGACCGTGGTCAGTTGCTTCCGCAGACGTTGGTCATCTCGTCTACGGCGACGTGCTACGTCGAGTTGATCGCCAGTACGCCAACGGCGCAGGTCGGCCTTGCGGGTGCGGTATTCCAACCAGAAGCGGGTCTTGGTTCGCAATACTCGTTTGCGGAACGTGATGCGTCTGCTACGGCGATGGGCGGCGGTGAAGTTGTATTCGCCTTCTCGTCCCCGCCGTCGGGTCTTCAGACGCTGGACTTGTCTTACTTCTTCCCCGTGTTGACGAATATCAAGGGCAACATCCCTGACATTCTGACGGTGGCAGTAACGACAACCAGTACAGCGGCTCCCGTGTCAGTGAACATCATCTGTCAGGAAGCGATGTCGTAATCATGAGCGACCATAACGATACCCTGAAACACGGCCTCGACATTGCCTTTGCGGCAGTGGTAGGCGGAGCGTGGTTGAAACTGTTGCCAACGGTTTCAACCATTCTGGTCATCATTTGGTACCTGATCCGTATTTGGGAGTCAGATACGGTGAAGGCAATGACGGGTAGACCTATGTCCAATCAAGATTGGATTGACACGATGACCTTTCGGAAATACCGGGAGGCTCGCGATGCCGAGCGTGAGTAAAAAGCAGCATAACTTTATGGCTGCGGTGGCGCACAACCCTGCCTTTGCTAAGAAGGCAGGGATCTCTCAGTCCGTCGGTAAGCATTTTTCCGACGCGGACAAGGGTCGGAAATTTAAAGAAGGCGGCGACGTGAAACACGCAAACGAGTTAGAAGGCAAGGCTAAGGAAACGAAGTCAATTGCCAAAGAAGAAATGAAGGCCCTGAAGCGTGGTCACGCGCCTAAGGAAATTATGGAACACGAAAAGGCGGAGCATAAGGCTATGGGCTACAAGAAAGGCGGTCATATCGAAACCCCGAAGAAGGGTTTTGCGATGGCTGAGACCAAAGGTGGTCGCAAGCCACCGCACAGCAAGAAAGGCGAAGAAGGCGATACCAAACTGAAGGGTTTCGGTATGGGCAAGGGTCTCGGTAAGGGCCGTAAGGTCACCAAGGCGGCGACGCCGAAGGACGAGATGCCGACCAAGGGCTTTGCCATGAAGAAAGGTGGGCATGTAAAGAAAGAACATACCCAGCATATGGCGAAAGGTAAGAAGGTCATGGGTTCCCCCGCCCCTGCGATGCCGAAACTGAGCGCGAACCTTCAGGGCGCGTTGCAGGGCATGGGCGGTGGTCCCGGTGGCCCTCCGGGCGGGTCCCCGATGCCACAGCCGATGATGAAGAAAGGCGGTCACGTCAGTCATCATCACCATCACCACTACGCCAAGGGCGGTCACATCAAGAAGGAACCGGAGTCGGGTCCGCACATGGTGCGTAAAGCCCATATGGCGTCGTCGAAGCCGAACCGGAAGGAAGATGGCATTGCGCAGCGTGGACACACCCGTGGCAAAGAAGTGAAAATGGCTCACGGCGGTCATGTTGGCTCGCATCCGTCTCGTCGCGCTGACGGTATCGCAGAGCGCGGTCACACCACTTGCAAGATTCGTTAAGGAGTATCCAAATGTCGAAGCATCACGAAAAACACCACGGTCATCACCCGAAGCACCATGAGCCGAAGCACCACCCGGAGCATATGACTCCGCATGTGCATCATCACAAGCATGGTGGTCACGTTGAATCGCACAAGCCCCATCAGGAGCATGTGCGTCACCACTTCCACGGGAAGTAAGTGATGATACCTTCACGGGGTATGGGGGCCATTAACCCTACAAAAATTCGTAGGAAGGACGCTGACGTCCCCGTGAAGGTTTATTGCGGCGGTGGAAAGATGGCGAAGGGCGGGTTGGCTTGGACTCGCAAGGAAGGCAAGAACCCGAAAGGCGGTTTGAACGCCAAGGGTCGGGCGTCCTACAACAAGGCACACGGGGCGCATCTCAAGGCTCCGCAACCGGAAGGTGGTCCTCGTCGGGATTCGTTTTGTGCGCGTATGAAAGGTATGAAGCGTAAACTGACGAGCAAGAAGACGGCAAACGATCCGAACAGTCGGATCAACAAAAGCCTACGGGCGTGGAAGTGCTAAATGACGGCTCCAGTCCTTTCCGGTACGACCAACTTCAACCCCGTACTCAACGAGGTTGTAGAAGAAGCGTTTGAGCGTTGTGGCGCTGAGATTCGTTCGGGCTATGATTTCCGTACCGCAGCACGTAGCCTCAATCTGCTGTTCATGGACTGGGCCAACCGTGGCATCAATCTGTGGACGATGGATCTGTCGTATCAACAGGCGCTGCTCCCCGGTGTGGCGACGTATTACCTCCCGTCCGATACGGTGGACTTGCTTGATCATGTGATCCGTACAGGATCTGGCACGACGCAGCAGGACATCAACATCACACGCATTTCCAGTTCGACCTACCTGATGATTCCGAACAAGAATGCTACGGGGCGTCCAATTCAGGTCTGGATCAATCGGTTGAGCGGTCAGACGGACGCAGCGGGTAGCATGACCACGTATCAGCCTACGATCACGGTGTGGCCTACGCCGGATACGTCCACGCAGTACACGTTCGTGGCGACGCGCCTACGTCGTATTCAGGATGCGGGCACTGGTATTAACATTCAGGATATGTCGTTTCGGTTCTGGCCCGCGATGATGTCGGGCTTGGCCTATATGCTCTCTTTGAAGATTCCCGGCGCGATGGAGCGTACGGCGATGCTCAAAGAGATGTATGAGGAAGATTGGCAGCGAGCAGCGGATGAAGATCGCGAGAAGGCGGCAGTTCGGTTTGTTCCACGGGAAACATTCCTGAGATAACCATGCCGAATCGGTTTTCATCTGGCAAATTCTCTATAGCGGAATGCGACCGCTGTGGGTTCCGTTACAAGTTGACGGACCTCAAGAATCTTGTCATCAAGACCAAAAACGTCAGCATTAAGGTCTGTCCGTCGTGTTGGGATCCGGATCAACCGCAATTGCAGTTGGGTCTGTATCCCGTGAACGATCCGCAAGCGGTGCGCGAGCCGCGTCCTGACGTGAGTTATTACACCGCTGGGCCATTGATCGGTGGCGACGGCGGCAGTCGTGTCATTCAGTGGGGATGGAATCCGGTGGGCAATAGTAACCCCCTGCAACTCCCCGATATCACGAACGATTTGTCGGCTACAGCGAGTATCGGTACGGTAAATCCGATATCTATTTACGTCACGCCACCATCCAATTTCTTGTTTGGTGCGGACAATGGATCTTTAGCCAATCCTATTTTGGATGCCTATGGCGTTTACATGGGCAACCCACTGGTTGGGTTTCAACTGTCTCCGGATCCTACGGTTGAGTATTACGTTCTGACTATAGATGGGGTTCCGTTTACGTTACATCCGGTCGGTACGGTGGGGTCGCAAGTGCCGGTTACGTATTTCTTCACCAATGTGAATAATCAGTTGGGAGTTGCGCAACTTATAACAGGTTTTGTTCCCGGTATGGTGTTTCAGTCTTATGGGTACAGTTACAACACATTGAGTTTGGTTGCGTACAACGGTGATGGACAGCCAAGTATTACTCTGACTCTATCTGGCGCATCTGCGCAGGTGCCGGGATATGAGGCTTACGATGCACCTACGTCTCCGACATCCGTTTGGTATACGACGGGTACACCTTATGCGCCAGATGGAATCAATTATGTTGTAGACGTTCTATTGGGATGGAGTCCTCCGTCCGATATGGGCGTAAACGGACCGGTTACGCAGTATCTCGTTAACGCTAATACGTCAACGTTGGTTACTGGAACACAAATAATTCTATACGCGCTTAATCTGACTATTCCTCAGAACGTCTCCATCTATCCGATGGATTCAGCGGGAGGAGACGGCGTTCCGTACGTTTTCAATCTAGTTCCCGAATACCAGAGTACCCTGTGTAATAGACCGTCGGCTCCACAGAATGGGTGGTACTCCGTTGGTACTCCATATCCCGATCCATATAATCCGGGGCAGCAGATAGTCGCTATCACATTGAATTGGTCTGCCCCCGCAGTGCATCCTGAAGCGGTGATCAACTACGGCATCAACATAGCCCCTTTCGAGTCATATGGGGCCACGACAATTACTACGTCTGTTCCGTATAACGGACTGGAAGTCATTGAGTATCAGATTACCGCATTGACTGCGGCGCATACTGGTCCCGGCCCTGTGAGCGATCCACTCACTATCGTTGTACAAATTACTTAAGGTGATACCATGAAAAAGCACAGTGGGCACGGCCCCAAAAATATTGAAGGCGTAACGGGTGAGGCCATGAAAAAACATGGTCGTAATCTTGCCCGTGCGATGAATCAAGCCAAAGGTAAGGGTCTGCACAAACATTCCGGCGGTCGGGGGCGGTAATGACTAACAAATGGCAGGATTTCAAATTCTTCGGATGGGATGAAGATCCCATCGGGAAGTACAAGCAACCGGAGCCGAATCCGCGTACGGGTCGCGCCGGTCAGCAGGGATACCCTGTTGATGAGGTGGACATGACCGGTACCAAGACCTACGGTCGTTGGATTCGTCCGCTCAATGGCGATAAGAAAGAGCGGATGGAGATTCGCGGCTGCAAAAACACGCAGCGTGGTAAGCGTTTTTACGAAGACGATCAAGATCGTAAGGCTCCGCGTACCAAGCCGCGTAAGCAGGTTGAGAACGGCTAATGGCTATCTCCTATACGGCGGGCACGTACGGTACGAACAATAATCTCTGGCAGATGGTGCAGGATTACACGCAGAACACCGAACCCTCGTTCGTATTCAACATCCCGACGTTTGTCGAGGAAGCCGAGGAACGTATCTACAATACGGTCCAGATTCCGGCTTTGCGTAAGAGCGTCACGGGCAGTGTCACGACGGGGATCCCTTACCTTGGGCTTCCCGCTGATTACCTTGCGCCGTTTGCAATGTCGGTGATTGATCCTATAACTGCCGCACAGTCCTTCATGTTGAACAAAGACGTGGAGTTCATTCGGCAGTCTTTCCCTACGCCTACGTCTATTGGACAACCGACTCATTACGCGCAGTTCGATACCGTGTCGTTTATTCTAGGTCCAACGCCAGATCAGACGTACACTGTCGAACTGCATTACTATTACTACCCGCCCAGTATTGTGACGGCAAGTAATTCGTGGGTCGGTACTAATGCGTCCAACGTCCTTTTGTACGGTACGCTTCGCGAAGCGTACCTCTACATGAAGGGCGAACAAGACATGGTGCAGTACTACGAACAGAAGTATCAGGAAGGCATTCAGTTGCTCAAGGATCTTGCTGAAGGCAAGGGTCGCCGTGATACGTATCGTAGTGGTCAGATTCGGATTAACCCGACATGATTAATGAGATTGAAGCCGCATTGGGCAATGTGAAAGTCACCACGGTGGACAACTATTTTCACACGGCTGAAGATCTTGCTGAGATGGCGTTGAACGACATCATTACGGCAAGTGATGACGCGCTTCCTACGATCAAAGACGGCGTTAATCTGTATCGCGAAGCCATTCGGGCGCGGCTTGTCTATTACTTTGAGTTGGCGAGGAAACCCTGATGACCGGCATCGTTCAAACTTTGACCACTTCATTCAAAGTGCAGTTGATGTGCGCGGGGCATAACTTTGCGACAACGACTTCGCTTCCCGCTGCTTCACGGTACACCCAAGACATTTTCTTCATCGCGTTGTACTCCATCATAGGCGGTGCGTCATTGGATGCCACCACGACGGCGTATACGGCATCGGGAGAGATTTCTGGTACGGGATATACCGCTATGGGGCAGCAGTTGAATATCAGTGTGACCCCGTCGAGTTTAGGTACACCCACTACCACCGCGTACATCAGTTTCGCGAATGTAACGTGGACGAACGCTTCGTTTAGTGCTGACGGAGCGCTGATCTATAACACTTCTAACAGTAATGCTGCTGTGGGTGTGTTGAACTTTGGCAGCACTAAAACTGTGACTAATGGAACTTTTCAGATTCAATTCCCGACGGCGGGTACCGGATCCTCTATCATTCAGATTGCTTAAGGAGCAATAGACCATGCAAATTTACAACGTAGGC